CCGCCATTAATTTCATACCACACTATGGTCACGGGGGCTTTAATACCACCCTCGTAGGACCGATGGGTTCGCGTATGGTTCGACGAAAGTCTTACATTCGCTCCCGTTTTCCAGCTTTTACTGAACTGCTGGACGAGTTAGTGCTAGACCCACTCTGGGAATGGCACGATCCTACTGGGAAACAATTGTTTCTCGGTGTTAACCTTCTCGCTGCCATATTGTAGCAGCTGAGAAAAAACATGGAGGCCTACTATGGCTTTTACAGACACAATCACGCTCCAAGACGCTACACCTGCCGATCAAGCATACGACGTTATTCGTCGCGCTTCATCAAGCACAACGCGTCGCGTTGCCGGTCTTCCCTTGGACGAACCGAAGGAACTCACTATCTCTCATAATGTTGACGCAAAAGGCGCTAAAGTTTCAACTTTAGTTGGCATTAAGCGTGCAGTTAAGGATGTAGATGAGGTTACTATCGGTTCTCTCACAGCTCAGTTAACTTTACGGTATGATACCGGACAGATAACTGCTGCCATGATTCAAGAGGACGTTGCAGAACTTGTTGAGTTCTGCTCTGTGGCTAATGTTGTTAAGCTCCTTAATCAGGAACATTAACAACGCGTGTTTGTCTACTAGTCTAGTAGGCGGAAGGAGACCTTTATGGGAAACCTTAACAGCCTAGTCCATATTTGGACGACTCTAGCACGAGGTAGACAAACCTCACAATTAACCATCGACGCGTTTATCAAACGTGTGGAGAGAGAAGGCCATGCCTTCCTCCACACCACTTTGCCGAGAATCGGCAAGTGGTTGGACAGAATCCTTATTCTTGACTTAGAAAAGCAAGATTATGGTAGTCCATCTGGTTTTAAACTTATGAAGAACGGCTTTCCAGCTTTTCTATCTGAGTTTACTATACCAGCGCTTGATCGTACACTAGACGTGTGCGAACGTGCTCGATACATACAAGTGGTACGTCAGTTAACACTGATGTTCTACAAACAGGAGGTAAATTTTCATGAAGATATTCTTGAAAATTACTATTCTGACTTTATTGATCGCGATGCTAACCTTAGTATCGGGATGTGTGAGTCAGAATGGGAACACGCACGGCGGGCTATCTATAGAGTTTTGGCAAAAGCCGATCCCTTAGATATTGTCCCGCGTCATGGACCTGGTGCTGTATCCGAAAGGATACATGCTCAGGATAAGTGGCATACGTATCGCTTCATTCCACGATTGGATGAAGTGTTTCCGTATTACACCTATTTCTACTACAACCTTACCCATTTCACAGATGAGATTGAATCTTATCTTGATATGGAAGTTGTGGAAGAACCCCATGCTCGCCTTGTAACAGTACCAAAAGATTCACGAGGCCCACGGCTTATATGCTGTGAACCTCACGAATTTATGTACATTCAACAAGGCCTGATGGAGAAGCTCTATCATACGATAGAACATCACCCTTCAACAAAGGGTTATGTTAATTTCTCCGATCAGACGATAAATCAGAATTTAGCACAATTGTCTTCAGAATATGGACAACTAGCTACGATTGATTTATCAGAGGCGTCTGACCGCGTGTCTTTTGAGCTTGTAAAAAAGCTCTTTCCCACTCGCTGGGTGCAGGCATTTGATGCTTGTAGGTCACGTTATGTAGAGTTACCGAATGGAAAAACAGTAGGTCCTCTGCGCAAATTCGCGCCGATGGGTTCCGCCTGTTGCTTCCCTGTTGAGGCCCTAGTATTTTGGGCCTTGTGCAAGTCGGTAACACCACACGTATGGGTGTATGGTGATGATATCATCGTACCTATCAAATCTATTGAACGCGTCTACTCCATATTGGAGCAGAGCGGTCTCAAGATTAACAAAGAAAAGTGCTGCGTCCATGGTTCTTTTAAAGAATCCTGTGGAGGTGAGTACTTCTGTGGAATTGACGTAAGCTACGTTAAATTCCGCAGGCCTTTGGATGGGTCGGTGATCAGTCACCGCTTTCGAGATATTGATTTCGTCAATAATTTTATTGAACGCGATCCATGTCTCGGGCTTCTCCTAGTCGATTGGTTAAATGCAACCTATGGTTGTATTCCGATCACTAGGCGGGAAGTCATGGGCGCTGTTAAGCACCCATGGCTTGGTACAGCTAGTAACGATGTATTCTTTTCAAGGCGTTGGAATGCTTCACTCCAACGCTTCGAATACAAAATTCCTAGTTTAGTGCCGCGTTCTTCGAAAATTGGTCCTTCTGCATCTCATTGGAACGAGATGCGACGGAAGTACCAAACATCGGACGG